TTAGATAATCAACTATTATAACGCCAACATCGGGTAACTGATTCATTTTTGTTTTGAGTACTGCATCAATCTTACCAATTGTCAGCATTGGATCGTAAACAATCTCAATCTGCTTGTCCTCTCTAAGAGGGTTTTTGACAAGTTTAGTGTGCATAACATCAAAGTCTCTATGATTATAGAAGTCAGTGAGCAAATCCCCACTATCTTGATATCTGTCGCACCACCATTTTGCTACTCTATTCCACTCATCTTGTGATAGATTCTTTAACTTAAGTCTGTTCACAGGTACATTGGCACCAAGTGCACAACACCTTTGTAGAATTTGACGAGAATCCATCTCGATTGTAAAATACAAGGCAGAACGTCCGCCTTCATAAATATTGTTAGCCAAGTTAGCACATGTAATAGATTTACCTGCACCACGTCGTCCTCCCACTAGCACCAAATCTTTGGGAGAAAAAGTAAAGTCTCTATCATACTCCGTATTTAATCCTAGAGTGACAAACTTGCCTAGTTCTTCCTCGGGGTCGAACAATTCAATCTTTGCCATATTTTCTCCAGGCGGAGTGGTATCGACTTTTTCGGAGACTTCAACCACTATTTCTTGTAGTGACTCTAAGTTCTCCTCCGCTGTAGAGAAAGCAATTGTTTCATCTACAAACGAATCTATTTGAGATAATATCTCTGTTTGGGTGAATTCATTTTTCTGATAGTCTAATAAAGTATTAGCATCAATCTCAGTCTCAATGGATTCTATTGCAAAAATCATTTCTTGTAACTTAGAATCTCTAATCTCGAACTTTAAATCTTCAAAGCTAGGTAAATTCCCATATCTGTCGACATGCGAATTGATAATTTTCCATAGCGATTTATATTCTGCAGGTAAGTAGATTTCCTTCAGTTCTGTCCATACTGAAATGTCTTTTTGCGATAAAATCTGATGTAGTAATGCTGAGGCCAGCGTCAATATTATTCTCCCAAATAAAAGAAGCGGAGACCCCCACAAAAGGGAGTTCCGCTTCAAAGTTTAACTAGCTAACTGATTTTTCTTTTTTAGCTGAACCATCGTAGTCTGCACATGCTAGACCTCTTCTAGTAAGCATTGTTTTCACGCCTCTTACAGTTTTTCCGATTTCTTCTGCTATTTCGTCTACAGTTAAAGACGCAATTTCTAAGTCAACAAAAGGGTCTTGTTTGTTAGAACCTTTAGTAACTTTTTGCTTAGGAATAGAGTTAATGTCTCCACTTCTAAGTAAAGAAAGAGCTTTACCTCTGATAGAGTTTACACTTCTATCTAAAGCTTCTGCAATTTCTTCTACGAATGAACCACCGTTTACCATTTCGATAAATGTTGTTTCTTCGCTTTCAGAGTAAGTTCTAGGTGTTACAACTTTCTCTGCTGGTTTTACATGACCAGTTAATTCCATAGATAAGATTTTACCTTGGATTGATTTTGCTGAGAAGTGTCCACCTTCGAAATTCTCTGCAATTTCAGCGTATGTATATGTTCCGCTGTTGTTTTCTACAAAATTTTGTAGAGTTGCTTCTTGCTCATCAGAAAACGCTTTGCTTGCTGATGCAGATGCTAATTCAACTTCATATCCCATTTTTCTCAACTTTGAAGATACACTTCTTGTTGATGTCTCTAAGTCCTCAGCTGCTTCTGCAACTTGAGCCTGAGAAATAGGGCTTTCACCGACAAAGTTAACCAGTTGATCGGTTCTCTCGTCTGTCCACTTTGGTAATGCCATTTTAAGTCTCCTTTAATAAATGCTTTATATTTGTTATTACTCTTACGCCTTTTGATTCGGCATTGATAGTTTTAGCACTCTCAATACCACTTTCGTTAATTAGTAGGGTAACGGCGTTTGTTAAACTACTTTTTACTGTATAACCAGCTTGCTCTAGCACTGCTGTAGCAGCTGATTTAGTTGGATAACTTTTAAGTTTTCCTGTGATACAGACGACTCCTTTACTCTCTTCTTTTACACTTTTTTGTTTCATCTTGAAAGAGAAAGGTAGTTTGTCGTATTCATTCGGATAAAACTCGTCCTGAATCCAGTTTATTAGATTCTGAGTGGCCTTGGGGCCCAGACCTGCTTGGTGACACTTATCCCAGTTAATATCTGAAATATGTCCCACGACTCCACACAGTTTAGAGGCCAACGATTTACCAACAAGTGGAATACCAAATGCTGGCAAAAGTTCCTCCAAGCTAGACTCAGTGGATTTTTGAATCTCTAAGTAAAGCTTATCACCCATTTTCTCAGAATTAAGACAGTCAGCTATCTCGTCACTCGATAAGGAGTAGAGGTCGTGAAAATCTTGAATCTGTAGTTTCTGAATGGTCGAAGGCCCAAGTCCTTTTATTTTAAGGTGTTTGGCAAAGCCTTCCACCTTCTTGTCCCACTTCGCAGGACAAGCTTCGTTGTAACAATACAGGATATCCTTGACAAGTTTTAGGCTTGTATTACAACTTGGACATTCTGTTGGTATTGCTATCATCTCTTTTCTCAAAATATACATATATTATACTAAGATTTCGACCATTTGTCAAGAATTATTTTTCGGGAAGTCCTGCAGAATTAAGGAAGAAATTTTGAAACACTCTGTATGTCCTCCAAACTTAATTTTCGGAGCATAGCTGTCATGCTTATACTTAGCATGAAGTTCCTGTTCAATCTTCCAGCAGTTATATATAGTATCGTGATAAGTTCGTTGAATTCTTAAATCGTAATTCTTAAATCCTCGACTTCGCTTGATTACATGTCTCCAATCCTTACCGCTAGCAATTCCCACTTTGATACATTCTCGTTCCCATGTAAAAGTGTTTACTAGAACAACTCCGTACAAGACGCCGTCTCTTTCTTTTTCAAGAGGGCGGTTGTCGAAATAGGTTTGATTATAGACTCCTCCAGCCATTAAAATATTTCTAAAATAAAATTTTCTGCACAGTCTTCGACAAAGCTTTCAGACTTGTCTTGTATTACTCTATCTTCAATCCATACTTTATTCTCGAACATTCTAACAACATATCCCTTCTTATGGGTATATACTTCTGCTCGTCTAGTGTCGCTTTTGAATTCGTGTATCTGGCTTCCTTCTACTAGTATCATTGCACTTTCCTTATTATCTGTGGAATAATCTTGCCTGCTCTAATGACTTCAACTTGACAGCCGAGGTCTAGGTCGAGGGCTTCTATTATTCCTTTGTTATGTAAACTTGCTCTACTTACTAAAGCATCTTCTACCATGACAGGCTCTAAGATAGCCACTGGAGACACTGCACCTGATTTGCCTACTTGCCATTCTACATCTAACAATGTTGTGACAACGCCTTCTTCTCTCTTTTTAAGAGCATAGGCTCCTCTTGGGTGGTGACTTGTGAATCCTAAGTCATAAAACTCTTTATTATTATTTATTCTTATAACTAATCCATCTTGTGGGTAGTCTTCTGAGTTTGATAATGTTCTCACAGTATCAAATCCTAGAGAGTGAATAAAGTCTAAGTCTGTTTCATAAGTATCTGTAGGACTCATATCAATTCCATACGCAATGAATCTAACATCACGAGTTTTGAACTCATCAACACTTTTTAAATTCAATGCTCCAGCAGCATAGTTTCTTGCATTAGCAATAGTTTTGGGAGCTACTACTTCGCCTGTGATTTGATACATATCTTTAGTAGGGAATTCTTGGGGTAGTTTTGTAGACAATAATCTAGTAATATCTAACCCCTGTTTTCCATCCCCTCTAGTTAAGATTTTTTGTATCTTACCATCAGCAATTAGTATACTTACAGCAGCTCCATCAAATTTAGGACTCACAAAAGCTTTTTTCCACGCAGGTTTATCCTCGCCTTCCCAAACTTTCTGTAGGGAGAACATTGGATATAAATGGGGGAATCTTTTTTCTGAGTTGTCAGAATAACCTATATCTTCTATATTTGTTAAACCTAGAAGGTGGTCATACATCTCATCAGACATGATGGGAGAACCTTTATAGTACTCCTCGGATGCTTTTCTTACTAAATCTGATATCATTCTACTTGCCTATGTGTTTAATGTCACTTTTAGGTATAACTTGGTAAGCACCTTTGTTATACGCAACTGCAACAGTATATTGTTTGCTTATTTCCTTCTTGTACGAAGTATCTTTTGCAGGCCTATATGATGTAGGTTCTGCACTGGGTATCTTGGGTGAGGAAGGCAGGGAATGATCCTGCACCTGTAGGCTAACCCACTGTCCTGACCCATTAGACGACTTCCTCTTAGGTTTTAACCTATTCTTGCGTTTGCGACCATGCTGGTCATAGTTCATACTTCCTTTGTAAATCATAATATATATTATACAGAGATTTTAAGTATTTGTCAAGAAGTATTTTTTGGTTGGTATGAATGGTTTATAAGGTCAGAAAAATGTTCTTCTAAGATTTCTCTAGATTCTGCAAGCGATATGATTTCGACTAATCCCTCGAATAATCCTCTAGTGTTATCAAAATCTATAGCCATGGCTATGCCGTCCTTACTAGGCTTCCATTCTTCGTCAAAGTCTTGATAGTATTTACGAAGATGTAGATACTCCTTTCCTCGAAAAGAATTTATCACCAATCTTACTTGCTCTGAGTTATCCCCATTGATAGAGATAACCTTTTCATATTTAGATGGGGCTTCATATAGGTTCATTTCTAATCACCTTATTTAATGGTACTATACTTGTTACGTTCTCTGGTACAAGGATTCTATAAGAATCTGTGTCCCAGCAAAAACA